TCCAACATCATTACTTCTATCATCATTAATAGTTCCAATTCCAGTCATATCAAGTTTGATATTGTAAGAATCGAAAGCAATTGATCCAGTAGGTGATGTGGATGTGGAAGTTGAAAGTCCATGAGTTGTGTTTATCCTCTTAAGACTAACTCCACCAAGTTCATACTTATAAACAGGTGTTCCTACATCATAATTAACTTTATCATCTCCTCTAGCAGAAATAGTAATTACGTTGCCAGTTACATTATTATATTCAATAATTTCTTTTCCAATCTTCACATATCCTCTATTAGTTGTACCAACTCCAACATTTTCAAAGTTTGAGAAAGCAGATGCATCATCCACACTAAATGAAGTTTCAGTACCAGTTTCTAATGCAATATTCAATTTGGTTGGTTTAATATCAGATTGTGCATCAGATATTTTAACTCTATTTTGGGTTGAATACATTCCATGATTCTTATGATTAACTTTAATATGTAATCCATCAGATTCAACATCAATAGAACTAATCTGAACATCACCACCATTAACATATCCAAGTTCAGTTTTAATTCCAGAACTATTTGTATAGAAGAGAGTATTAGCAGTACCAACAACAAATTCACCTTGAACATTATCAATAGTTAATTCATTAGTCATTCCAATACCAGTAATACTAAATCTAGCATTACGTCCAACAGTTCCATCACCACCAGTAGAAAGTCCAATAGTTGTAATACCAAGAACATCTCCTACAGAGTATCCTGTTCCACCAGAAGTAATAGTAGCAGCAGCTGCAACTCCATTATTAACATAAACATTAGCAACTGCTCCTCTTCCAGTACCTGTAATAGTAACTAGATTTACACTACTAAATGTTTTATTACCATCAAGAGGTGTATATCCAATACCAGCATTAGTAATACTTAAACCAGCAGGAGTTATGGATCCACCAGATCCAACAATATTACCTTCTGCCATTGTACCATCTTGAATAATGGTGTTACCCATTTCATAACTATCACCAACAGTTGTTCCAAGACCAACTCTTATTCTTCTAGAACCAAGGACTAATGAATCTGGTGCTAATATAGGAATTTGATTATTTCCTCTAGTTAATTCTGGATTATAGAATTCAACAGTACCTGCATTCTCAAATTCTGCTCTATACATAGTAAATTTCAAATCTTCCCATTGACTTGGTTCCCAAGTAGAAGCATTTTGTGACTTAAAGAGAGAACCTAAGTATGGTTGGTTAGAAATAAATGTATCAGTTAAAAGATCAGTTTCACCAATTCTTGAAATATAAACACTATACTTAGTTGAGTTAGATGCTAGAGCAACGGCATATTCAGTACCATTACCTTCAAGATAAATAGGTGCTTTAAATTCAACTGTAGTTGCAACAGATCCATCTGCTGAAGTATTAACCTGTGCAGGATCTAATACAATTTCGGAGAAAGGAAGAACATGTTGTGTTGGTAATCCATTCTTCATAGATCTGATTTGGAATACCACAGGTATATCCATATCATCCTTAGTTCTGAAGAATACATCACATTTGGTAACAAATATTCCACTCTCATCTTCAACCAAGAATGATTGTGCAAGAGGGTCATACCATCCAATAATTTCTTGAGAGGTGCTATTTGCAATTGTCTGACTTCCAACAACTTCACTTCCAAGAGTTCTATTAACATTCCTTTCTTGGAATTGTTGTCTTTGTTCAACCCTTGCATTTCTAACAGAAACAATATTTTCTTGAACAGTTTCTAATGTTCCAGAAGCAGTAAATGTTTCATCTGCAAGAGTAGTAGCATTATCAGGATTGTTTTCTGAATCATTAGTTAATGAAAGAACCTTACTTCCTGTTTCAAATCTTGGGAAACTAATATTATTAGGATTAGGAATATAGAAAGATCCCCCACAGAATGCACCAATATCAGAAAGAAGTTGTACATCATCAATAGTAGCAATAGCTCCACTACTTTGTCCTCTTAAAACCATTCCAGTTTCAACCCATCCAAAATATTCACCTTGAGGTTCATTTGATAATGAGAATGTATCTACATTCAATACTGTTGAAGTGGATGAATAAGATGCAGGGAAACTCTGATTTGTATAGGGGTTTTCTGCAAAAACCTTAGTAGGAACATTATATGGTCCTTCTTTATGGTTTGATTGTGCAACCCTAAAATTAATTCCTGGTAAACTATCTGCAGTTATCTGACTAAGACCAGTTGGATTAACCATTCCAACAACTTTCTCACCAACCTGGAAAGTTCCAGATGTCATACTAATTTGAAGAATCTTAGGTACACAATACTTAGTAACATCCTGCCCATCAAAGAAAGCATAAAGTTTTGTTAGAGGTTTAACTCTCTTAGCAACAAATTCAATATTCCTAGATCTCATAAATGGAACAAGATCTCTACTTACAACTCTATCACCAACAGAGGTTCTTTCAAATGATTCAGTAACTAATGTTTGAGAACCCGTTCTATTCTCAACACCTTGTTGAGTAGTAGTTCTTATAGTTTCCCTATCTACACGATTAACTGTTTCTCTAATTCTTCTAGCAGGGTTTCCAAATCCACCACTAAAGTTATTAATCCAACCACCCATTCCAAACACACGAGTTTGGTTTGCAATAGTAGTATCTCTTGTAGTATCATTAGTGGTTGTTCCTGTCCATGTAGTCTGCCATGAACCCCATACAACAGGTCCAAACCCTGTTTGTTCATCTATTTCACCATTATCAACCATCCTATTAAAGACAGAAGTATAATCACCTTCAACATTAATAACTTTAGGTTCTAATCTAGCAGTATCAACCCAAGTATCAGATGCAGGACTAATCTCCATAGTTCCTTGCCAGAAACTAATTAAGAAAGGAGTAACACTTTCAGATCTAGTTGCAAAACTTTGTTTCAACCATTCAACTTCAGAATAATCTAAAGTTATAATATCATTTTTCTTTCTGACATTAATTCCTTCAATTGTAGAAAAATTAAGATCATCATTAGGATCATTCCCTACAACAGGTCCAAAAATTAAATCAACAGAATTGGTATAATGTCTTGGACGTAGTTCTTTGTTTTTTACATCAATACTATTGTTAACAGAAATTCCTTGCTCTTGAGTTTGGAATCCAGTAAAGTTATCAACAAAGAATCCAGACTTGAATCTATTCAAACCATCTTCATCAGCAACAAACATATTTGCTGTATTAGTTTCTAATAAAGAAAGAGTTGTATAATATTCAAGATTCTTAATTCTATTCTCAAGATTCTTGATATCTGACATCGTAAATCTCTTACGATCTAAGAAATCGATTTGTGCTCCAGCAACATTATAAAGATATGGTGGGAGTCGAACAGTTGCTATTTCTATAGCATTATCAACAGGAACAGGTTTTTGTGGATCTTCTGCAGGATCTCCATACTTAATTTGGAATTTTCCTTCTTTACTTAAAAATATTCTATCAATTCTTCCAAGATAGAATGAATAATCAACCAACAAAGCTTCATCAGATGCTAAAATATTAGGAACAGAATTTCCAGATCCATCAAAATTTCTTCCTTTAAATTCAAGAGGAGATCTGTCACCTTCTGCAACAGAAGAAACTTGACTTGCTCTTGGTCTAATATCAATTATATCTGAATTAGAAATATCATCAATTTTTGGAATATCAATACCATAATCATATTGATCATAAGAATTAACAGTTATAAAATCACCATTATCACCAGAATCAAAAGACCCGTTAGAATAATATATTTTTATTTTTTTAGAAGGAGCATCTGCATCAGATTTTCTCTTAATTCTACCTATATTGTAAATTGTGGATTGTTGACCATCTACAAATGAGAAATTTGGAGATATATCAAAACTTGGAGAGTCTAAAGTAGAAACTATTGCACTAGAACCAGATTCTTGGAATTGTACCGTTTCTCCTTCTTTAAATAAATGCTCATTTTGATAAATTGCAGTAATTTGACTATCACTTGGTTTTTCTGCAACCATAGCAACAGCATTACTTGTTTGACCGATTAATTGTTCACCAATAATCAATTCATTAGTTGTAGTTGATTGTGTAACAATAGATGAAAGAGTAATTTTTGGTGCAGATGGATCACTTGTATCTGCAGATTCAAAAACTGACAATACTTCTATAATATCAGAATCATTAACAGATATATTTTTATCCTGAACTCTTGTTCCATATGGATAAGAACCATAAGTTAGTCCATCATTTAACGTTGTAGTTCCTATTCCAGAAGCAGAATCCTTAGAATAATTGACAACTAAAGACTTAACAGCATTTCTTATTTTCTGTTTTGCTTTTGGTTTTTGCTTCTTAATGGTAGCAATTAAAGTTGCACCTTTATTAGCAGCAGGGGGATCTACTAAACCACGAATCTGACAAGTATTTCCAGATCCAAAATCAAACTGGTCGGATGTTAATTCATGAGTCTTACCGTCTGCACCAATCAAAGAATATCTTTTTACTGTAAATGGTTGGAAACTTTCACTAGTATCTACTGTAGGAAGAGGAGTTTCTAACTTACCATCACTAATATTAACAGCAAAAGTCTTTCTAACAACAACAGAAGCACCTGTTAAATCAACATTAGATACATTTCTCTTAGAAAGTCTAGTGTATAATGTATTATCACTAGAACTATCTAATTGAGTTGCTAAAACTTTTAAATCACTTACTTCTTTAAATTGATTTACAGTAGAAACACCAGAAGCAGTTGTAGGCAATCCTCCATTAAATACTCCAGCTACTGTAGTAACACCAACAACTGAGACAGAAGTTGCATCTACACTAATTACTCTTGCTAAAATAGGATCTTCTGATATTGCAAGATCACTATATGAAATAAGATTACCAATAGTGGTAATACCTGGGAAATTAGAATTGGTACTTTGTATCTTCGTTCCTGCAGCTCCTTTATCTACACCAACTGTAGCAACACCTACATTAAGTAGTGTAGAAGGAATTACGTTTGCACTAAAAGTGTTAAGACCAATATTATTATCGTCAGTTCCATAAACTGACTGAACATCAGAAATAGTATAATCAGTAATTCCTATTGCAGTTCTTCCATTATCAATACCATTAATTATTAATTGTTCATTAGTAATAAAATCTCCATTTTTTTCATATACTGTTAAAGCTACTCCAGCACTAACAGAATTTACTAAGAAAGCAGTAGCACCACTATTTTTCCCTTCAATATAAGCAGGAACAGATTGTGTAATAGATTGATTTAATTCAATTTCACTAAAAGTTTGTACATCATATAATGCAAGATCCCACTCATTTTTTTGCTTATCGGCATCTGCAATTTCATAAGTACCAGATTCAAGTCTAAAATCATATACCCTAGCAAGACCAACTTCTTTACCTGAAACAGTTTCAGAGTTAACACCAACTCGTTGATCTCTTAAACTTAGAACATATGTACTACCGATACCTACTGTCGGAGTTCTAAAAACACTATTTACTTTTAATGTTGGACCAGTATTATAAATTATAGATTGATTACTTAAAGTTTTAGTATCTCTTGGTTTTGGAACATCAAGAAATGTGGGATTAAGAGTTTCAAGTTCATAACCTTTAACATAAGCTTTACCTGGAGAAAGTTTATATAATGCCAAATTATCATTTGGAGTTTCTCCGCCTGGTGTAAACTGTCCAGCTTTAAATACTCCCCTATTTCCAACATTATCATTTAAAGATTCTAATAAAGTAAGATCAAAAGGTTTTACATCATAATTACCACTTTCATCATATGTTCTTCTTGCAAGAGTATCAGTTAAATCAAAATTAGAAGAATAAGGTGATCCACCTCCCCCTCCACCAATAGCTGCTGCTCCACCTGCTCCACTTCTTTTAGTTTTTAATACACCTGGTTCGTTATTACTACCAATAGTAGCTAATTCAACAAAACTATTATCATCAAAATCATTTAAAGGTTTTTGATATAAACTAAGAGTAATTTTTAATCTATCAGCACCTGGCGCAGAATAATTATTAAATCCTTGTGAATTATCATTTAAAGTTTCATCTATATCTGCATTTATTATTTCCTCATTTACACGTAAACCTACTCTTGCTTCAGGGGTAGTAGTGTATTGACTGATTATAAGAGTTTCTTGATTTACTCTACAAAATTGTCCTCTAACAAAATATACACCTTCTTGAATTTGGAAAGAAGATCCAGTTACAGCAGCATCGTTATTTACTGTTTGAGCAAAAGGAGCTCCTGCAGCAATTGCAGTATTACCTAATAATCCTGATGTTATTATTTCCGAGCATGTTAATTCTTCTGCATCAGAAAATACTTGAGTGGAATTATTTGATGTGTTGGAGGTTAGATAATTTATATAAAGAGTGAGTTGACCTCTTTCAGAATCTTCAGGTAATAGAACTTTATCAACAACAGCAGTTACTCCAGATCTTTGTCCTGTAATCTTTGTTCCAATTAATTGATCAGAATATGCAGTTACAGGAACTCCTTGATAATTATTATTAATTTGAATACCATAATAAATGCGATTATATCCAATATTTCCAGGTATTACTTTAGCACCTTCTTTGAAAAAATGTTGACCAAACTTTTCAATTTGGTTCTGCATTATTGATTGCAGAGCTGTTAATTCTCTAGCCTGAACAGGATATCCAGGTTTAAATAAAACCCGATAAAAATCATCCGATGGATCATAATCGTCAAAATATGGCGATACATTTAAATTGGTTTGCTGTGGCATGATTTTTTAGAACTGCAATACTATTTTGATATCTTCTTTTTGGTTTGTTGACCGAGTAATAGCTGGTCTATTATCAACGTAAATAATATTTCCTGAGTATTTTTTAACTTCGGGATTAGCAATACCTTCAGTAAAACTCTGACCAAGATAATATGTTTTATTATTTATCTCTGTAGAGAGACCTGTAAACCCAGTATCAATTTCCAAAGTTGATCCTGATGAAGGAGTAATTTCAACACTTCCTCCAGTACTAGGAGAAGCAGTAAATGCATTTAAGTTAAATCCATATTGTGGTTCAGTTAATGCCGTTCCAACAGTATTAAAACCAGCGAGAGTTCTATCTTGCCAATACTTCAATACACCAGTAGTTTGATCATAATTTACTACTCTTCCTACTGCAGTTGATCCAGTAGCAATAGTTTGAGTAACATAAGAATCTGCAGTAAATGTAGCAGAACTATAACCAGTTCCTGCTAATCTTAAAGCACCAAGAGCACTTGCTTTATCAGCACTCATAAGTGCTGTTGAATCAAACTGTTGAGGATTGCATACAACACCAACTCGTGCGATATCATTACCTGTTACAAAATCTGGATTCTCATTATCATTTTCAATTCTAGAATATAGTAAAACATTATAAGCACCAAGTTCTCTATAAATGTTAGAACCATGTCCCCCTTGTGGAGGGATAACAACATTAAATTCTGGTCTAGTGCTTCCAGTAGGAACACTACCTGCTTCTAAATCAACACTACCATAAGTATATCCAGATCCTTGCTTAGAAATGACAACAGTATCAACCTGCTGATCATTAGTTGTTGTTATAGTACATTCTGCTCCAGATCCATCACCTTTAATAGGTACGTTACGATATTCCGTTCCACCTACAGGACCAATACTTGCTCCTCTATTTGTAACAGTTACAATCTTAATAGATCCATCTACAGAATTATCTCTAACTGCTGCATTATCATTACTAGTTGACCAATCAGCAGGAACAGGCATAAAATCCGTAGAATCGAATTTTACAATATCTGAAGGTTTAATTGTATAAAGATACTTCCAAATATAATTATCACCACTACTACCAGCAGATCTTG